CGGCACTAAACTCATACAAGGCACTCGAATTATACACCGTGCCACCATCAAGGATGAATCATATAATCAAGGATGACGAGCTGGTTGGGTGGCAATACAATATGCCTGATGGACGAGTAAGAACGTGGATAGGTGATGACATGAAAAATGTTTTTCACATGAAGATGGCAAGTCCTTTGTTTGACATCGGTGGCTCACAGTTCAGGGGTTTTTCACCGCTTTTGGCGGGATTGAAATATTTGCAGCTTGATGACTATGCCATTGAAGCGTGGTTGAAATCATTGCAGAACGAGGGTGCAAAAGGTATCATTTCACCGAACCACCCAGACAAGGAAAACTGGTTGAATCCGGAGCAGAGGGAGAAGACGCAAGAGATGGTGGAGGCTAAGATACAGGGTGTGGACAATAAAAATAAGATTGTAGTGAGCGGCATGCCATTGCAATATACCCAAATAGGTTTGTCACCTGATGCGCTTAACATCATAAATTCCCTTGAAAAAGCGGGTGACAATCTTTGTGACTTATGGGGCGTTCCAGCGGTTTTATTTGAAAAGAATCCTACATATCAAAACCAAAAAGAGGGTGCATCGAGATTTATAAGGGATGTAATACTTCCTTATCTGAACAAGCAGGAGGACGCGCTAAATAACTGGTTAGTTGAGCCGTTCAGGACAGAGGGCAAGAATAAAGTTAATTATGTTCTTGATTACGACACAAGCCTGTACGATGAATTGCAGATATCACTCGAAGAGCGAAAGAGCCTGGAGGGCAAATTAACGCTGAACGAGTTGAGGGCGATTGATGGCTTCGATTCAATCGATAACGAATATGCGGATGAGGTATTTATTGATACAAATAAAATACCTTTAAGCGACTATTCAGGGGGCAATGATTTTGTTAATTAAAAGATATGGCAAACAGTAGATTTTTTACACGGTATCAAACAGCACTTGACAGGCGGATGTTTCGCTTGGAGAGAAAATATCGTGCAAAGATTTACAAGGAGTTGCAGAGACAGAAGGATGAGCTAATAGAGACAGGCACGTTTATTTCACGTTTTGAGCCTATTTTTAGAGACCTTTATGGAGTGGATGGGCTAACAGTAGGCAGCAGCCAATTCAATCTCTTAAACGGGCTTAAAACAAGCAAGAGTGTTTCCGATTTTTTTAGCACAGCATGGAGGGTGTGGATGGAGGTATTCGTTCAAACACGTATGGCTCAGAAAATAGTTGCTATTGATACCACGACAAGGGAAGCGGTTCAGGAGGTCTTAAGGAACAATGTAGGAGTGCCGTTCAATCAAATAGTGGATCAGCTGAAGATGTTTGATAGGAAAAGGG